ATTAAATAAAATAAACCCCATAATATGGCAGGAGTTGAAGTAATTGCAAATCAATCGATTTCCGGTACGTTATCCGTAGCAGACACCACAACATTATCAACAATAGCAAATGCTAGCGGTGATACAGATAAATTTTTAGTAAGTGATAGTGGTGCTGTTAAATACCGAACTGGGGCACAAGTACGTAGTGATATTGGGGCAGGTACTGGAGATGGTACAGTAACTGGTAGTGGTACTGCAACTAGAGTAGCTTTTTGGTCATCAAGTAGTGCTTTAAGTAGTAGTGGAGATTTATATTGGGACAACACAAATAGCCGCTTAGGAATCGGGACAGATACACCTGATGAAAAACTTCATATTGTAGATACTAGTGGTGCGAATATTATATTAAATTCTAATGCCGTTGCTGCAAATAGTGGTATTTATATGTCTGAAGGAGCAGATGCTACTCCTACTCAAAATGGGGCTTATATTTATTATGATGCAACTAATAATTTATTCTCAGTTGCAACAAAAACAGGTAGCGCTGCAACAATAGACAGGTTCACAATAGATAGAGATACTGGTGCTGCACAGTTTATTAACTCAGTTGGAATTACTGGAGGTCTAACAATATCTACTATAGCCGCAGTTGGTAGCGATACAGATAAATTCCTTATGTCTGATTCAGGCGAAGTTGCCTATGTAACGGGAGCCAACTTAAGATCATATATAGGTGCTGGAACAGGTGATGGTACAGTAACTGGTAGTGGTGCTGCAAACAAAGTAGCGTATTGGTCAAGTAGTTCTGCATTAACATATGACAGTAATTTTACATTTAATGGTACAGTGTTGGGACTTGCTGGTGATAATGATGTTTTACAAATAGGAACTGGTGGTGCTGGAACAACAAGTTTGTTTGCATTTACAGGAGATACTTTTTATATTCAAAACGATAGTGCTGGTGGAGCTGTTCAAATAGAAACTGATAGTTTTCTAGTTAAAAACAATGGAGCTGGGGAAACATATATAGAAGCTACAGACAATGGTTCAGTAGATTTATATTACGATAATTCAAAGAAAATTGAAACTACTAATACAGGGATTGATATAAGTGGAGGGTTTACTACTAGTGCTTCTTCAGACTGTGCTGGTTTAAATATGACCGCAGATATCGCAATGGCGGGTAACGACATTACATTAGATACTGGTGCTCATATTATCCTTGATCATACTTTAGGATCTGGCCAAGCTTCAGGAACTATAGTAAAATATGGTAGTGGTATATTAACAGCTGGTAAGATTTATGCTTTATATGCAACAATGGGAACTACAACTTGGCAAGCAGTTAACCAAACTGATTCTCATGCAGTGGATATGCTTGCGGTATCTATAGGAACAAGCGCTACATCAAATGGTATGTTATTAAGCGGTATACTTTATAAATCATCACATGGTTTTACAGTAGGCGCACCTCTTTATTTAGCTAGTAGTGATGGTGATTTTACAACTACTGTTCCTACTACAAGTAACTATTACGCTAGAGTATTAGGATACGCAATTGATTCTAGTCATATATATTTCTGTCCAGATAACACATGGGTAAAAATCGATTAAGTTATGCCAAAAATAGATGCGGGAAAATACGGGTATATTGGTTCAGCTAATTATACTAACTTTACTACCTCAAGAGAAACTGGGGCATCTGCTACAAGTCAACCAGTAAGTGCTAATACAAAAGTGGCAGAGTTTCATACAAATGCAGGAAAAGGTTCTAGAACATGGAGGTTTTATAGATTTTTCTGTGCATTTGATACATCGAGTTATTCTAGTGGATATACAATATCAAACCTAACATTTAATTATAGAAATACAGGAAGTACTACATGTAGTCCAACTATATGTTTTCCTACTTTTATATTTGTAAAGTCTACAGCTCAAGGAAGCGCTGATACTAATCTAGCAGTTAGTGATTATTATTCAAGCGTGGTTTATAGTACAGCTTATAGTTCTAATTTTAACCTATCTACATTAGCTGGTGATACTTCAGTTAGTTTAAATGCTACAGCAATAACTGATTTTGGTACAGGTTTATTAAAAGTAGTTATGGTACAATACGGTAATGATTATAGTGATACGACTAGTACATCAAATATGCAACAAGCAGCATACGCTAACTTTTCTGCAGGAAGTTCTGGTTATGTACCTTTTATAGAATTTGATGCTGTAGCTACTGGGTGGGAAAATGATATTAATGGAGTGGTTAATTCTAATATTCAAAGAGTTTTTCCAGTACCAGTTGCAAATATAGATGAAGTAATAGGAGTAGATTAAAAACAAAAATATGGCAATAATATATTCATATCCTTTATTAGGAAATAATTTACACGCAAATGATTTATTTGTAGTTTCAGATGTAAGTTCAGCTACTACACCAACAAAATCTATTAAGGCGAGACATGTAGCGGCGTTTATAAATTCTTATAATTTAGGATATTCAGTATACACAGCTTTAGTAACACAAGTAGGTGGATCTAATCCTACAGCAAATGTATTACAAAACAGTACAGGCGCAACATTAACTTGGGCTAGAACCAGTGCTGGACTTTACACAGTTACAGCAGATTCTGCAATTTTTACAGAGAATAAAACTATTGTATTTTTTGAGTCTAATCATATTTATACACAATTGAACTGGACTAGAACAAGTGCAACTATTATAACAGTAAATACTAATGGGGAAGATGATAGAATATCAAACGGTCCTTTAGAAATAAGAATATACGCTTAACCTGTAAAAATCACTATAAATAAGTGATAATAATAATATACCCGGCTCGGGCAGAGCATTAACCAAAATGTTTAATTAAAACCAAAACCAATGACATTTTATTACACAGCGACTAGATCGTGGAATAGTCAACCACAAGTTTCCGAGGAAACCAAAAAGCTATGGAAACACATAGCAAACAAAGAAAACTGGAGGATAGTTCAACTACCTAATGGTTTTTATCAAACCGAGTACCAAGACCTAAATAAGGAAGATACTTGGCACGATGTTACAAGACGCGAAACAATTGAAGGGGCTGAACAGGCTATTGATGCTTCAATTGAACATTATTCTAAGAAACTAGAATATATTAGCGGTCCTAAAATCGTGAAAACCTTTAAATAATCTAATTAAATTAAATTAAATACTATGATTGTAAAAAATCTTAATTTTGGCAGTGATGCTAAAAACAAGGTATTTAAAGGTATAGAAAAACTCACTAAAGCTGTTAGCTCCACATTAGGGGCTAGCGGCAAGTGTGTTATACTAGAAGATGGACAGGGAAATCCAATTATAACAAAAGATGGAGTAACTGTTGCAGATTCAATTATACTTTTAGATCCTGTAGAAAACATGGGTGCAACTCTTTTAAAAGAAGCAGCACGTAAAACAGTAAGAGAAGCTGGTGATGGTACCACCACTGCCACAGTATTAGCACATGCTATATTGGAAGAAGCTTATAAAGTTCTAGATAAAACAAATACAAGAGAAATAAAAGAAGGGATTTTATCTGGAGTTAAAAAAATAATAAAATACTTAGAACAAGTAGCTGTACCTGTATCTGGAAATATGATTGATCAAATAGCTACTATATCTACTAATAATGATGCAGAACTAGGTAGTTTAATAGGAGATGCATTTAGAGAGGTAGGAGAAACAGGTGTGGTTATAATGGAACCTTCAAGTCTTGGAGAAACAGAAGTAGAGATAGTAGAAGGTGTAGAGTATAATAAAGGAATATTAAATCCAAATCTAATAACAGACAAAGAGAAAAACATTTGTGAACTAGAAAATCCTTTAGTATTAATAATTGATTCTAAAATAGATTCTGTAAGACAGATACAATCTACTTTAGAACATGTTATTAAAAACAAACAACCTTTGTTAATTATAGGAGAATTAGAACCTCAAGTTCTATCTGCTTTAGTAATGAATAAAATTAAAGGAAATATTAAAGTAAACGTTTTAGAACCACCAGTATTTGGTTTAAGACGTAAAGAAATATTAGAAGATTTAGCATTATTAACAAATGCCCAAATAGTCAATGAGGATTTAGGTGATGATTTAAACACTATACAACTAGATTATTTAGGTACATGTTTAAAAGCAACTACAAATAACGATCAAACAATATTACAAATAGAAGGAGCAAATCCTGAAGTGGAAAAAATTATAAGTAAAATCAAAAAAGATTTAACTAAAAAATTAAAACCACATGAAGTAATAGGGTTAGAACAAAGATTAGCTAGATTAAGTGCTAAAGTAGCGGTTGTTAAAGTAGGAGCTAATTCAGATGTTGAATTAAAAGAAAAACAAGATAGAATTGAAGATGCTATATGTGCTACAAAAGCTGCGATTAAAGAAGGTATAGTTTCTGGAGGTGGTGTTGCATTACTTAATGCCGCGATGAATGTAGATGAAGATAATAGAGGAGAGGAAATTTTAAGTAGAGCAATAATTACTCCTTATAGATCAATATTAGATAATGCTGGATTAGACAAAATAACAATAGCCGCAGAACAAGGCGTGGGTATTGATGTGGTTACGGGAAATATGGTAAATATGATAGAGCATGGTATTATTGATCCATTATTAGTAACTAAAAGTGCTTTAACTAACGCAGCTTCTGTAGCAGCTACTATTTTATCAACTGATTGTGTAATCAATAATGTGAGGATCGATGAAAGCAGTAGGTAGAAATTTAATTATACAAAAAGCAGAAGAAATAACTACTCAAACAGAAGGTGGTTTATATTTATCTAAACATGATAGAAATGATATTAGATATATAGAAGCCGATATAGTATCTGTTGGAGAAGAAGTACCAGGTTTAACAAAAAATGATAAGATATTTTACGATAGACATGCTGGTCATCAGATTGAAATAGATGAAAAAATATATCATGTTATAAAGGCGCAAGACGTCGTCGTTGTTTTATGAAAAAGCTAGAAGCAAGGGATATTAAAAATATGAACTTGTTAAAACATTACCGTATAATACGCAGATGGGCTTCCAGAAATAACGACTTAAGAGATGCGGATCTAGAATTATTAATATATCTAGACTGCATAGGTCTCTTTACTAAGCATGATTTTGAAAAAGGAGTATATTCTTATAGTTGGGATAATAGAAGATGGAATAGATTAATTAAAAATGATTGGATTGTAGTGTGGAGACACAGAAATAGAACAACCCAAAAGTTTAATATTTATAAAGTTTCATTTAAAGGTCAACAATTAATTAGTAGAATATATAGAATTATGCTTGGAGAGGAAGATATTCCTAGTAGCGTAAGAAGAAATAAAATAATGAAGGGTGAAACCTATATGGATAGAGTTTTACAAACTTCAATAAAATATGTTAATAACGATAAAGAAAGATAATTATGAGTGCAGCATCAGCATCAGCGGCGGGAGCAGCGGCAACGGGTAATCAACCGCAAAATCAACTTTTAGGATCAGGCCCGATGGGCGCAGGTTTAAATCTATATGGCCCAAATTTAACCCAGACGCCAGGATTTTTCCACAATCTTCTCACTAATCCAGGGGACACTATGCAACAAATTAATAATAATCCTGGTGGTATGTATGGTACTGGAAGCTCAAATGTAGGTGCAAATGCAGCTATAGCACAGGGCGACCCTAATAACGTAACAGCAGAAGGATTTGGCACTAATACTGGAGCTACAGGTGTAGGTGGTGTTGCTAATACTTATGGAGCTCCTCCTCCTATGGGTGGTATAGGTGGTTTTTCAACCATGCCTGAAGTTAACTTTAATGTAGGTACTCAAAATGCAATGGGTGGTATATATGGAAATGAACAACAAAGACAAGCTTCTGTCGGTACAGATGTATTAAATACTGAAACATTAGATCCAGCTAGAAGAATGCAAAATAAAAACTTAAGATTAAAAGGATTAATTTAAAATAAAAAAATCATGCACAATAAAAAATATGATCCAGCAATGGAAAAATTAAAACCAGGAACAAAGGTTGGTATAGTAGGTGAATCTCATATATGGGATGGGCCTCTAGATCAAGCTGGAAGACCTCATGGAAGTGGGTCAAGTTCTGGGATAACAGGAATGTCAGTACTGAAAGCACCAGTATCTTACAAAGGAATGCCTATAACTGAATGTGCTAAAGTATATAATAAATAAAAAAAATAAACATGAGCACATATATAGCATCAATTAGTGTAGTCCCAAGTGACACTATTAATATCCCTCAACCTGGTGTTCTAGACAGTGGAACAAGCACGGCTGGTGCTGGCGCTGGTGAGTTAGAAGATACAGGAGCAGATTGGACAAACGCAACAACTAATGCTGCGTCCCCAGATGGATATAATATTAGTGGTGGTGATGTAGTATATAATACTACAGATTCTACAATAGCACAAATAACATCAGTACAAAATGCTACAACTTTAGATATAAGTACAAATACATTTCAAGGAGCAACAGATGCTTACGAAATATATAAAGGTAATTTAGGAGGAACTAATGGTTACTCTTTTTATGTAGGAACTTCAACAGGAGATAAGAAAATTAAAGTATTAGATATTAATGGAAATACTACTATTTTAGAAGGTATAGAAGCGAATACTGTATACGATTTACAAATAGTTAGAGTTTATTCTACTGATACAAGTGGAGTATCTAATATAGTAGCTTTACAACAAGCTTAATAATTTAAAACAATATCATGGGATATAATCAATCAAACAACCCGTTTTCAAGAAAAGCTTCACCATTGAATCAAAGTGAGACACCTAAGAAAAAAAAGAAAGCAGAATGTCCACCAGGGTGGATAAGAAATAAAAATGGTGATTGTGCCCCACCTAAAAAAGGCAAACCTGAACCACAGGCAGAACCAGATCCTAGACCATCAAGAAGATCTTCTTCACCATTAAATCAAGTTGAAGAACAAGTTTATGAACACGAATTAGGTCATGATGAAATATATGAAGATACAAGGTCTGGTGAAAATTATCTTGAACAAGAGTCTTATGAGAAACCTGGATACGATGAATATGGTGGTAAAATAAGAGGAAAAAAAGGAAGGAAAACCAGAAAATTAGAAAGAATTAAGCAAGATATGAAGGATATTGGCCATAGAATAATGTTTGAAAAAACTCCTGATACTATAAGCCAGAAAGCGGATAGGAAATTTGATAAATATTTAAAAACTAAAAAACAATTAAAAAACTTATAACATGGAAAAAGGACATATAGGAGAATATACTGGTAATAATACCAAGTTAATGAAATCTCCTGAAATAAAATACGCAGGAGATATAGCAGATGAAACTGCTCAAGCTCACGAGGGATCACCAGCTTATAGAAAAGCATCACCTTTAAATCAAAGTATGCATAAAAAACTGGAAAAAATTGAAAAGAAAAAGGTGGTAAAAGATCCAGTATATGACGAATCTAATAGAGAGAGTAGACCAATAATGCAAGATTTACCACATCATTCACAAGAAAGATGGGACGAATATCAAGCAAGAGGTTGGGCGTCGGATGACACCGTTACTCCTTATAGAATGCACATGGAGAAGAATTTGGTTCCGCTATCTCGTAAATCATCTCCTTTAAACGATATGGCTGGCGGACTTACTCATGCACAAATGAGTGAAAAATCTCCGGAAAATTTAGCAGGTCATTTAAAAAATCGCGACGCTCATAAAAGAGGTGTTTCTAGAAAATCATCTCCTTTAAATGCAGATTATGATAAAGACATGGCTGAACTAAGGATTAAAATTAAACATGCTAAAGAAGACATCTGGGAAGATGATAAAAAAAAGTGGGAGAATAAATAAATAATGGGAAATGTTTTAGGTAAAATTAGAACAACATTACAAAATCCTACTACTACATTTAAAATAGGATTTAATAATAGAACTCCAAATCCATTAGGTAGAAAATCTAGTCCCTTAAATGCTTATTCTATTAAGGGTAGTAAATATTCTAAAGACTGGACAGCATCAATTCCTACTGTAAATTGGGAACCTAGTGATTTTGATCCAGATCCTACTGGTAAGGTTATTAATGCTGAGGTTAATAAAATATCTAATATAGCTGATATAATAGGTAGTACTGCTAAAATGGCAGGACATTTTATTGAAAAAAAGAAAGCTAAAAAAGCTAGCGATGAAAAGTTTAAAAAAGATTTAAAAGATGTTAAAACATATGGTATTACACATGAATTAGAATTTGAACCTCAAGAAGTTAGTTTAAATCCAAAAGATCCAGCAGAAGATACACAAGAAAAATGTAATGCTAGAGGAGGTTTATGGGTGATGGGTGCGTGTAACATAAAATAACAGTATGAGAACTGTATAAAACTCGGTCAAACAATAACAATAACAATAACAAAACACAAACAAAATGGCAAAGTTTATTAAATTTGACATTCGTAATTCTGGTAATGGAGTAGATGCTACTTCTGGAGCTAGATACGTTAATGTTGATGACATTGAAAGCGTAACTGACGTAATTGGTGGTGGTCCTGGATATGCAGTCCAAATAGTCCTTAAAGGATTAACTGGAGCTGGTATACAGTCTGCTAACAACGTAAACTACGGTGCAGATGCTGCTCAAGGAATTCTTGCAGTTACTTCTGAAATGAGTGCTAGAGTAATTACTTTATTAGTACAAACTGATGTAACAATTGCTGCAGGTGCTAACAGTGCTGATCCAGGTGCAATTACCGTAGAAGGTAACATGCCTTCAGTAGCAGTTAGAAAAGCTATGTCTGCTAACCCAGGTGGTGTAGTAGCTACAGCTCAATTAGGACTTGACGGTGGTGGTGTAAGAGGAACAGACAGTCAAATGTACTGGAACTCATTCGCGATTGCTAACACATCTCCAGCACCAGCTGCTTCGTAAATGAAAGCAACTGGCTTAGGTGATGCAGTAGAGTCTTTCACAAAAGCAACAGGTATCAAGAAAGCGGTAGATACTATTTCTACCGCTGTTGGTACTGATTGTGGTTGTGGAAAGAGAAAAACATTATTAAACAAATATTTTCCTTTTAAGTAATGGCTTTTAAAATGAGACCAGCTCCATTTGATTTAGATTGGACACCTGTTTATAGGGCTCCAATTGAAGATGGTGCGCTTGGTAAGGGTAATAAAAACGGTACTATTCTAGTATCAGATGAATTACATCCAGATGATGAACAAAGCATTGTAGATCACGAGAAAGTTCATATAGAACAAATAAAACGCGGTGATTTAGATTATGATGACGAATGTGTTTATTGGAAAGGTAAGTGTTATAAAAGAGGTGAAATGGATGAAGGACATCCAGATTTGCCTTGGGAAAAAGAAGCGTATGATCGTACTGATCCATTTGAAGCGTTATAAAAAATAAAATTATGGGATATAATCAAGGTGGTAATCCATTTTCAAGATTACCAAAAGGAAAAAAATTAGAAGAAATTAGAGAAAAACCTGGTAGTTCTAATGCTGGTAAATATCCAGATGTTAAATCATTTTGTGGTCCAGCCGGTGGAGCTGCAGAGGGAACTTATCCAGTCAATACAGTAGAAAGAGCTAAATCTGCTATTAAATTAGCTCATAATGCACCAGACCCAGAAGGTATTAAATCTTGTGTGTATAGAAAATACCCGGAACTTAAAAAAGACAAATAAAATGGCTTATAAACAAAACAATCCATTAAGTAGAAAATCCTCTCCATTAAAACATAATGTGCTAGATCCAAGAGGAGGAGTATGGCCACATGATCATGGACAAGTAGAACCAGGACAATATTGGAGTAAAAAAAATCCAGATGTTGACCTAAGTCAATATGTTAGTGGGTACGCGCATTCACCAAAAATAATAAAAGGAAGTTCTAATTTTGGTGTTAGACCTAACAGAGCGGTTGTAGATGATACTACTGGAACTAAAAGATTAACAACTGGCGAAAGAGCAACAGAAGCTAATTATGCAAGAGATTATGCTAATACACTAGCAGATATGTATAATACTGGTCAATTAACTGGTGGTAACTTTTTAGCAGAAGATTTTTATAAAAGACCTTCTAAATTATCTATAAAAGGTGGTAAAGTTAAAGTAACTCCACGTTATAAAAGTGTAAGAGGTGGTTCTGAAGGTTTATCAGGACAACATTTTAACTTAAACATGGTTGATGATCCAAGTCAATGGGTTGCACCAGAAACTCAATTTACAGGAGATCAACTTTATGATATGATGTTGCAAGGTGGTGGATTAATAAGTCTAGGTGAAGGCGGTTGGGCTGCTGGTAATCCTAATCAAGCTTTGCATGATGAATATTCTAGTTTAGCATTTTCACCTCCAACTGATATTGACGGTAATATTATTCAAGGATCAGCTTGGGATTCAAGAGTAGCAGGTGCAGATGCTTGGGAAGCTGCTGGTAAACCAAAAGGTGATTTTTCTAATCGTGGTATTAGAGATACTTACGATACGACACCAATTGGTCAAGGAAGTCATTATCAATGGGATTATGGTGACCAAGATCCTAATATGTATTTACCTACAGGTTATACATTAGCTGATGAGGGTGATGAAAGATTTATAGTAAATGAGGAAGTAGTTGAAGAAGAACCTAAGAATATTGCAGACATACTAGCGGCAAGACAACGTGGACCTTCTAGAAAATCTAGTAAAGAAGAACCTTTTTATAGAAGATCATCTAAATCATCACCATTAAATCAAGTAGATCCAAGAGTGGGTGAAGCATTACCAGGATACGATTATACTAGTGAAATAGGAGAAAAAGTTTTAGTAACAGATCCAGTTACTGGAGAAAAATATTGGAATACTCCAACCACTTATAGTGGAACAATGAATGTTCCAGGAGTAGAAGAAGTTCCAGGAATATATGAACCAGGAACACCAGGAGGAACTCCAGTTAATCCTAATCCTGATAATTTACCACAAGAAGTATTAGATCAAAATTGGACAAATTTCTGTTTAGAAAATCCTACCGATCCAAGGTGTCAAGGTTTTAATGAAAGAATGGGAATAACACTTCCTCCAACAGAAGTTCCAACAAATGAAGTTTTATCAGATCAATATATAACAAATTTAAGAGAACCTTATATAGAGGAAGAAATAATTGAAGAAGAAGAATATAATCCTAATCCATTTGGTTTAAGTGGAGGATCACTAAAAGGTAAAGGATTTGAATTTACTCTTCCTCAATTAGAAATGATGAGTCTTCCTCAATTAAGAGCTGCTAAAAGTAAATGTGGAAGTTGTAAATCTGCTGGGTTAATAAATGTATTATTAGGTAGAAGAAGCGGATAATGGCAAAAAAGAAATTTAAAGATACAACCGTTGGACAACTTCTTTTTGGAGCTGCATCAGTAATAAACCCTACATTAGGAAATGTATTACAAGGTGTTACTTCACCTAAAGAGGCTATTGAGGCTATAACAAAATCAAATGCTCCAGCAGAAGATAAAATAAAACTCCAACAAATAATATACGAACAACAGAATAAAGAAATACAAGCTATCACTTCAAGATGGGAGGCAGATTCTATGTCTGATTCTTGGATGAGTAAGAATGTACGCCCACTAGTATTAGTATGGTGTATTGTTGTTTTTTCTTTTGCCGGTATATTAGACAGTGTTGAAACTATACCATTTCACATAAATGCTACATGGAACGATACCTTTGAAAAAGTTATGATGGCTGTTGTTTTAGCTTATTTTGGTGGACGTAGTGGAGAAAAGGTAACAAGTATATTTAAAAAGTAAAAAACCTTAAAAATAGGTGATTATTATTAAAGAATATTAAATTAAATTAAATTAAATTAAATTATTATGAAAAACTTAGTATTAAGTATTATAATGCTATTTAGTATGACTACTTATAGTCAGATATCTAAAGACCTAAGAGGTGTTTGGAAATCTCCTGAAAGTAGTTTTTACGTAATGGTAACAGGAAATGAAACCTCAGGATTAAATTTTACTAATGTATCTTGGGTATCAAATCTAACTTTAAAAGAAACTGTACTAAAAGTAACAGATACATCTGTAACAACAAGTATAGAAAATCCAACAACAGATTGGAAAGTAACAGTTGTTTATACCCAAGTAAATAAAAACACTATTAAATGTGAATTTACCGGTAGCACTAATCAAACAAATATTTATAAAAGATATTATTTATTAACAAATTAAATTAAATAAAATGGCAAAAAAGAAAGTAGAAAAAGTAGTTAACAAGTTAGAAGAACAAGAATTAGATAACATATTAAAATCTCAAGATTCTATTGGTAGAACTATTCAACAAATAGGAATGCTTGAAAGTGATAAACATGAGTTATTACATACCTTAGCTGGCTTAAGAACAGATCAAGAAAAGCTTAAAGGTGATTTAGAAGAAAAATATGGATCTATTAACATTAACTTACATGATGGATCTTTTGAAGAAATAAAAGAAGACAAGAAAGAGGAAAAATAAAATGGATAATGTAATACGTAAGATCAGCATTGGTTCTGATTATAAAAACGACGCTATGCATTATTCTGTGGGTCAACAAGTGTATGGAGGACATATTATATCTCATATACTATTAGACTCTGAAGATAATTCTTATAATATTCATATAAAAAAAGACAATGAGGTATTACCATGGAAAAAGTTTAATTCGAACATGGCTATATCTATTGAATATGATTTAGAATATTAATGAAAAGCTTATACGATTTTATAGTAGAACCTTTGGGTGATAGATATGCGAATAAGATTAAGATTGGAAATGAAGATTTAGTTTTAAACACTAAAATAGAAACTTTTCAATTTGTAAATAGGTTAGCAAAAGTAATAGAAACACCTATTGCTTTTACTACTCCTATTAAAAAAGGTGATATAATAATAATACATCAAAATATATTTAGAAGATTTTACGATACGAAAGGTAAACAGAAAAATAGCCGTTCATATTTTAAAGATAACATGTATTTTGCGTCAGTAGATCAAATTTATTTTTATAAAAATAACAATGAATGGGTGTCTATTAATGAAAGATGTTTTATAAAACCTTTAAAAAACACAAATGCTCTAAGCATCATAAAAGAACAACCTAATATTGGGATACTAAAAGTAGGTAATACTACATTAGATGCACTTAATATTAATCCAGGGGATAAGATAGGATTTAAACCCGGAGGAGAATGGGAGTTTATTATAGATGAAGAGCGTTTATATTGTATGAAATCAAATGATATTGTTATAAAGTATGAGTACAAAGGAAACGAAGAAGAATATAATCCAAGCTGGGCAGATAGCAGTAAAAGAGTTAATCAAAGTTGCTAAAGAACCCATCATAGATTATGGACCAGACATTTCAGCAGACAGACTAAAGAACGCTGCAGCGACAAAAAAGCTAGCTATATTTGATGCTTTTGAAATACTAAATAGATTAGAAGAAGAAAAAAATCTATTAGAAGATAAACCAAAAGTAGAAGAAAAAAAAGAATCTAAGTTTAAAGGATTTGCAGAAAGAAGATCTAAGTAATGTACGAGCAAAATTTATATAAGATTTTACCCAACTATGTTAAATCTAAAATTCTAAAAAAGAATAATAGGTATAAAAAATGGGAGTATGGTTACAATGAAGAACACGATTTTATAGTTATCAGTAAATCTGGAATGATTGGTGATGTTTATGAAATACAAGGTTTAAAGATAGCGTTACCTAAAGAATCAAAAGAAGTTTATAAATTTGATTCTAATAGATGGGAAAGAACTCAACTACCTAAGGTTTTAAATAAAATTAAAAGTGTTTTCGAGTGGGATAAATATCCTGAAGATTTTAAAGAAAAGTGGTATGATTTTATTGATGAGGAATTTAGAAGACGTGAAGAAGGCTTTTGGTTTTATAATAAAGGTAAACCTACTTATCTTACAGGCACTCATTACATGTATTTACAATGGAGCAAGATTGATGTTGGACCACCAGATTTTAGAGAAGCCAATAGACTATTCTTTATATTCTGGGAAGCATGTAAAGCAGATACAAGATGTTACGGGATGTGTTATCTTAAAAACCGTAGATCTGGATTCTCTTTCATGGCGTCAGGTGAAGTTGTTAATTTAGCTACAATATCAAGTGATTCACGATATGGAATATTATCTAAAACTGGTCCAGATGCTAAGACTATGTTTACTGACAAGGTTGTACCAATCTCAGTTAATTATCCGTTCTTTTTTAAACCGATTCAAGATGGTATGGATCGACCTAAAACAGAGCTAGCATATAGAGTACCAGCTTCTAAATTTACTAGAAGAAAGATTATAACAGGTGAAGTAGCAGAAGAGTTACAAGGTCTTGATACCACTATTGATTGGAAAAATACAGGAGATAATAGTTATGATGGTGAAAAATTAAAACTATTAGTACACGATGAATCAGGTAAATGGGAAAGACCCAATAATATATTAAATAACTGGAGAGTTACTAAAACATGTTTACGATTAGGTAGTAGAATTATTGGTAAATGTATGATGGGTAGCACTTCAAACGCCTTAGATAAAGGTGGTGATAATTTTAAGAAATTATATGAAAGCTCAGACGTTACAAAAAGAAACGCCAATGGACAGACTCGCTCAGGATTATATAGTTTGTTCATACCTATGGAATGGAATTACGAAGGATACATTGATTCTTATGGCGTACCTGTATTCGAAACCCCAGCTGAACCAAAAGAAGATCCCCATGGTCAAAAAATAAAACTTGGGGTTTTAGATTATTGGAAAAATGAAGTAGATGGTTTAGCGGATGATCAAGATGCTTTAAATGAATTTTATAGACAATTCCCTAGAACAACTAAACACGCGTTCAGAGATGAATCTAAAAATTCTTTATTTAATTTAACTAAGATATACCAACAAATAGATTGGAATTCTGATATATCTAACTCTAATGTTATTACTCAAGGATCATTTCAATGGGTCGGAGGAATACAAGATACAGAAGTAAGATTTGTACCTAATAAGAGTGGTAGATTCTATGTTACATGGGTACCACCATCAAGATTACAAAACAATGTTATATTGAAATTAGGTAAAAAATATCCAGGTAATGAAAGTTTAGGGGCATTTGGTTGTGACCCTTATGATATTTCAGGTACCGTAGATGGTAGAGGATCTAATGGTTCTTTACATGGTTTAACTAAATTTAGTATGGAGGATGTTCCTCCTAATCATTTCTTTTTAGAATATATAGCTAGACCACAAACAGCAGAGACATTTTTTGAAGATGTTTTAATGGCATGCATATTTTACGGGATGCCAATACTTGCAGAAAATAACAAACCTAGACTTTTATATTATTTTAAAAGAAGAGGTTATAGAGGTTTTGCAATGAATAGACCAGATAAAATATATAATAAATTATCTGTAACAGAGAGAGAAATAGGTGGAATACCTAATTCAAGTGAAGATATTAAACAAGCTCACGCGGCTGCTATTGAATCATATATAGACGGTTGTGTTGGTTTATTAGAAAATGGTTCTTATGGAGATACATACTTTCAAAGAACCTTAGATGACTGGGCAAAATTTAATATAAATAATAGAACATCACATGATGCTTCTATTAGTTCTGGTTTAGCTCTAATGGCATGCAATAAAAATAAATATAGACCCGTTCCAAAACTTATTAGACAACAATATGATTTAGGAATAAAAAAATATGATAACAGAGGTTCTTTATCAAAAATTATAAACTAAATGAATATAAATTATAATAATAGTATATTTCCTAGCCAAGTAGTTAGTGATGCAGAGAAATCTAGCATAGAGTATGGAGAGAAAGTTGCTCGTGCTATTGAAAGTGAATGGTTTGCTCAAGGTAGAACAAATGGTAATAGATACTTAACTACATGGAATAATTATAATCGATTAAGATTATACGCGAGAGGTGAACAACCTACTCAAAAATATAAAGATGAATTATCTATTAATGGAGATTTATCTTATCTTAACTTAGACTGGAAACCAGTACCTATTATTTCTAAATTTGTAGACATATTAGTTAACGGTATATCAAATAAAGAATATGATATAAACGCTTTTGCAATTGATCCTCAATCTTTAAACAAAAGAACTAATTATGCTAAAGCTATTGCAACAGATATGTTTGCAAGAGAAAGTATGAATAAAATTAATTCTCAATTAGGAATTGATTTAGCTCAAACTCAAATACCTGAAAATGAATTACCTCAAACTATGGAGGAATTAGAACTTCATATGCAGTTGAGTTATAAACAAAATATAGAAATAGCTGAAGAAGAAGCTATTGATCAAGTATTAAAACAAAACAAATACGACTTAGTTAAACGTAGAGTTAATTATGATTTAGTAACTTGTGGTATTGGTGCAGTTAAAACCAATTTTAATTTAGCAGAAGGAATAACTGTTGACTATGTAGATCCAGCGCACATTGTATATTCTTATACAGAAGATCCAAATTTTGAAGATGTATATTATGTTGGAGAAATAAAAGCAATTACTATTCCAGAATTAGCAAAACAATTCCCTGGTATCCCACCTGAAGAATTAAAGAAAATACAAGCTAATAAAGGTAATAGAAATTATCTTTATGGATATGGAGATTTCGATGAAAATACTGTACAAGTACTTTATTTCGAATATAAAACATATAGTGATCAAGTTTTTAAAATAAAAGAAACTCCTAATGGATTATTAAAAGCTCTAGAAAAACCTGATACTTTTAACCCACCTTCAAATGATAATTTTGAGAGAGTAGGAAGAACTATAGAAGTTTTATATAAAGGAGCTAAAGTGTTAGGAACAAACACAATGTTAGAGTGGAAGTTAGCTGAGAATATGACTAGACCAGCTGCAGATACTACTAAAGTAGAAATGAATTATGCTATATGTGCTCCTCGTATGTATAAAGGTCGTATTGATTCTACAGTGGGTAGAATAACTGGGTTTGCAGATATGATCCAATTAACTCATTTAAAGTTACAACAAGTATTAGCTAGAATGGTTCCAGATGGAGTGTTCTTAGATATGGATGGGCTTGCAGAAGTTGATCTAGGTAATGGTACTAACTATAACCCAGCTGAAGCATTAAACATGTATTTTCAAACTGGTTCTGTAGTAGGTAGATCATTAACACAAGATGGTGAACTAAATAGAGGTAAGATACCAGTTCAAGAATTACAAACCTCAGCATCGCAGGCTAAAATAGCTGCTCTTATTCAAACATATAATTATTATATGCAAATGATAAGAGATGTAACCGGATTAAATGAAGCTAGAGATGGTAGTTTACCAGATAAAGATACTTTAGTCGGAGTACAAAAATTAGCTGCACAACAATCTAATATTGCTACTAAACATATAAACAATGCTAGTCTTTATATAACTTTAAGAATCTGTGAAAACATATCTAAAAAAATAGGTGATTTAATTGATTTCCCTCTTACTGCTAACGCGTTAAGAAATAGTATATCTATATTTGATACAGAGACATTAAGAGAAATAGATCAATTAAACCTTCATGATTTTGGCATTTTCTTAGATTTAGAGCCAGATGAAGAAGATAAGCAGATGTTAGAACAAAACATTCAAGTAGCTTTAGCTAGTGGAGGAATTGATTTAGAAGACGCGATAGATATTAGACAAGTACGTAATATAAAGTTAGCTAATCAAATGCTAAAATTAAAGCGTAAACAAAAGCAGCAAAGAGAACAAGCTATGCAAGAGCGTCAAATTCAATTGCAAGCTGAAGCTAATGCTAAAGCAGCTCAACAAGCAGCGGAAGCTGAAGTACAAAAACAACAAGCTCTAGCTGAAAAAGAATTACAAATTGAACAAGGTAAATCTCAATTTGAAATACAAAGAATGCAAACTGAAGCAGAAATTAAAAGACAGCTTATGGCTGAAGAGTTTAATTATCAAATGCAATTAGAGCAAATGAAAATGCAAGCAGAGCAAGAAAAAGAAAAAGAAATAGAAGATAGAAAAGATAAAAGAATTCAAATGCAGGGCACTCAACAAAGTGAAATGATAGATCAAAGACAAAATAATCTATTACCTGTAGATTTTGAACAACCACAACAACCGTTGTTACCTGGTTTAATAAGTGAACAAGCAGAGCAACAACAACAACAACCAAGTATTTAATAACTATTTAATTATATTATATTATGGCAGAACAAAAAGCGGCCGTAGAGGTCAAACAAGAAGGTGATTTTAAAATAAAAACACCTAAGCGTAAAGCTAAAAATTTAGGAAAATCAAGTGATGAACTTGTAAAAGTAGATTTCACAAAACCAGAAGCACAAGGAGAAGTAGTTCCTGATGTGGTAAAACTGGATTTAACAAAAGAAACAGAAACAGATGCCGTTCAAACACCAAAGACAGATGTGGGCGATGCTCCTATCGAAGAACAAAAAGACAGTGAAGACAGCAAAGGATTGGTTGAAGAAGTACGGGAAACCGAACAAAAAGTAGACACTCCTATTGAAGAAATTGTAGAATCTACACCAGAAAAAATTGAAGAAATTCAAAAAGAAGTACATGAATCTATTGTAGAACAACCTAAGTTACCAGAAAATGTAGATAAACTAGTAAAGTTTATGGACGAAACTGGAGGTACAGTAGAAGATTATGTAAAACTTAATAGAGATTATAGTAATCTAGATGATGATTCATTACTAAGAGAGTATTATAATCAAACTAAACCACATTTATCATCAGAAGAAATATCTTTTTTGATTGAAGATAATTTTCAGGTAGATGAGGATTTAGACGAAACAAAAGATATACGTAGAAAAAAACTAGCTTATAAAGAAGCTGTTGCTACCGCTAAAAAAGACTTAGAAACTTTAAAAACTAAGTATTACGCTGATATAAAACAGCGTCCAGGTGTTAATCAAGAGCAACAAAAAGCAGTAGATTTTTTCAACCGTTACAATAAACAGCAGGAAGAGGCCAAGAAAGCTCAACAAGATTTTGTAAATAAAACTAACACTCATTTTAGTGATGAATTCAAAGGTTTTGATTATTCAGTAGGAGAGAAGAAGTTTAGATATAAAGTAAATGAGCCTTCAAAGGTAGCTAATTCGCAAACTGATATAAACAACTTTATAGGTAAGTTTACTGATAAAGATGGTAATTTAATAGATCATGCGGGTTATCACAAAGCTCTTTATGCTGCGATGAACACAGATAAACTAGTTCAACATTTTTATGAACAAGGAAAAGCTGATGGTGTTAAAGACATCGTACAAAAATCCAAGAACCCATCTAAAGAAACACCGAGGCAAGTTGCCAGTGGGGATGTTTTTGTAGGAGGAATAAAAGTTAAGTCAATTAGTGGAGCCGATTCATCAAAATTAAAAATCAAAAAACGAACATTTAATAATTAAAATTAGAAATAATGGCTTTAACCCCACAATTCGGTACGATAGTACCTAGTCAATCTCAAGAGATCTTGGCTTCAAACTATCTACAATGGACTAACAACGGGGCCGCTAACTTCGCAGATTTCGCGCAACAATATTTGCCTGAGATTTATGAACAAGAAGTTGAAAGATATGGTAATAGAACTTTATCTGGATTCTTAAGAATGGTAGGCGCTGAGTTACCCATGACATCTGACCAAGTAATCTGGTCTGAACAAAATAGATTACATATTGCGTATGATAACTGTACATTTGCTGCTAACGTTGTAAACGTTAACCCAGGTGCACTTGCTACTATCCAAAACGTTATCTCTGTAGGAGCTACTGTAGTTCTTATGGATGACTTTGGTGCTGAAGTAAAATGCTACGTAAGCGCTTCTGATCCACAAAACGCAGGTGGTGCTCCGGCAATCAACCAAGTTACATGTTTACCTTATACAGCAGCTACTATCGCAGGAGCTGGTTTAGCAGGTGCATTAAAACTATTCGTTTATGGTTCTGAATATGCTAAAGGATCTACAACTCCTAACTACGCAGTCGGTAACGGCGGTTATGTAAGTGTTGAGCCTTCTTTCACGCAATTTAACAACAACCCTATCATCATTAGAAACAAATACGTTGTAAATGGTTCTGATATGGCACAAATCGGTTGGGTAGAAGTTGCTACTGAAGATGGAACTGGTGGATACTTATGGTATTTAAAAGCTGAGTCTGAAACAAGACTTAGATTCGAAGATTATTTAGAAATGTCTGTAGTAGAAGGTGAGCTTGCTACTGGTGCAGCACCTGCTGGAGTACCTGGAGGTACAGAAGGTATGTTTGCTGCGATCCAAAACGGCGGTAACGTCTCAGTTGGATTTAGCGCTGCTTCTGGTATAGGAGATTTCGATGATATTCTTAGAAACCTGGATACTCAGGGAGCTATCGAAGAAAACATGTTATTCTTAAATAGAGAAACTGCTCTAGCTTTTGATGATATGTTAGCTGGTATCTCTGCTGGTAGTGCAGGTGGTACTGCGTTTGGTTTATTTGAAAACTCAGAAGAAATGGCTTTAAACTTAGGTTTTAGTGGTTTCAGAAGAGGTTCTTACGACTTCTATAAAACAGATTGGAAATATCTTAACGACGCTTCTACGCGTGGTGGTATGACTGGTCCTGCTTCTATCGAAGGTGTATTAATACCAGCTGGTACAACTACAGTTTATGATCAAATTCTTGGTACTAACATTAGACGTCCTTTCTTACACGTAAGATATAGAGCGTCTCAAGGTGATGACAGAAGAATGAAGTCTTGGTTAACAGGTTCTGCTGGTGGAGCATTCACTAGTGATCTTGATGCTATGGAAGTAAACTTCCTTTCAGAAAGATGTCTTGTTACTCAAGCAAGAAACAATTTCGTTTTATTCCAAGGAATATAACATTGTTTAATAAGGTAAGGGTGCTTCGGCACCCAATACCTTTATTTTTAACTATTTAATTATATTATATTATGGCAAAAGAAGAAAAAGAAATGGTTGTAGAAGCTCCTGTTAAGGTAGCACAACCTAAAAAAATACCAGTTAAAAAAGATAGCTGGGAAATAAAAGATAGACAATATTATCTTGCAGGAGGTAAAGAACCTCTAACATTAACTATTCCAGGTAGACATACAGCCAAGCATCCTTTATTATGGTTTGATACATCTACTAATACTCAAAGAGAAATTAGATATGCAACTAATCAAAACTCTATATTTGTTGATGAACAAAAAGGAGAAGTTACATTAGGTCATATTACTTTTAGAGATGGAACTTTAAATGTTCCTAAAGAACAAGTAGCATTACAAAAGTTACTTTCTCTATATCACCCAATGCGTGATAAGAGGTATCATGAAAGAAAACCAGTAATGGAAGCAGCTAGTGAATTAGATCAAATGGAATGGGAAATTGATGCGTTGAACGCTGCAAGAAATATGGATATAGATAAACAAGAGGCAATTCTAAGAGTAGAAATTGGTTCAAAAGTAACCTCTTTAAGTTCTAAAGAAGTTAGAAGAGATGTTATTCGTTTAGCTAAAATAAATCCACAATTATTTTTACAGTTAGCACAAGATGAAAACGTAGAATTAAGGAATTTTGTAATCAAAGCATGTGAAGAAGATATTATATATTTATCACAAGATCAAAGAAGTTTCCATTGGGCAACAAATGATAGAAAGTTGATGACAATACCTTTTGACGAAAATCCTTATTCAGCTATGGCTTCATTTATGAAAACAGATGAAGGTGTAGAAATATATAAGTCTATCGAAAAAAGATGGAAATAAACACTAAATAATATAGGGCGGATCCGTCCGCCCATATATTAAATTAATAAGAATATAATGGCAGTAAACGTAGATATAGTTTATAAAACGGTTTTATTAATCCTTAACCAACAACAAAGAGGGTATATGACACCTGATGAGTTCAATAAAGTTGCAACACAAGTTCAACTTACTATGTTTGAGAGTTACGCCAGTGATTTAAATCAACAATATAGGTTAGCACAGAACGATACTGAATACGCTAATCGTGTTAAAAATATTGAAGAAAAGTTAGAAGCATTTCAAACTATAGGAGCAGCAACGTTTAATACAGATCACTTTGTATTACCTACAACTAGCACGACTTCTACAGCTTCTCAAACTTTTCAAGGAAACCCTCCAGTAGATGGCGCAGCTAGTTCATTTACTGTAACAAACTGGGATACTTCACAAAACTCTGGAGCACTTGTTAAAGTTATTAAAGATGGTGATGCGTTAGCGTCTCCAGCAGGTTATAACTTTGATGCTTCATCAAATATATTAACAATGGCGGCTGTTCCTATTGTAGGATCAGTTATAACCATTGAATTATATCCAGTAGATTTTTATAGATTAGGTACAGTAATTTATAAAGGATCTAAAATAGCAGATTATGTACAAAGAAATGAGTTGACACAACTATTACTTTCCCCGTTAACTCAACCTTCAACTAATTTTCCCTTATATTTATATGAAGATAGTAAACTTTATGTATATCCTACTACTATACAGAGTGATATAACTGTGTCTTATTTAAAGAGACCTAACAATGTAGTATGGGGTTATACCACTGGAGCATTGGGCCAATATGTATATTCTCCAGATTCCTCAACACAATTTGGATTAGATATAAGTGAACAAACTGAAATTATAACTAGAGTTTTAGCTTATGCTGGAGTTATAATAAATGATCCTACTATAGTTCAAGTAGCATCACAAGAAGTAGCAAGTGAAGATAATAATGAAAAAACTTAATAAATGAGTACAATGCCAAACGGTGGTTTAATCACCGAAACTAATAGACAATATTACGCGGGAGCGCAGGGTTTTACAGTACCAGCTGCAACTACGCAGTCGGTCTTTACTTTTACTTTTGATACTGAATTAGTATTAGGTAATTGGGATCCTGCTCAAGTAGATTATGCTTTAAATAATTTTAAACTATATGGTAGTACAGATGGTTTAACTTACGTAGAGATAGTTCCTGGTTCAGCATTTGCTGGTTATGGTCCATATACTTTAGCTATAAACGGTGAAGGACAAAGCATTATAACATTTGGAGGTGGTGCTATACCAGCTACTAACGTTATAGTGTGTCAATTAAAAACTTTAGGAGGAGGTAACTATGGAAATCAAGATGCTTTTGGAGATACAGTAGAAGAAAATTATGGAAGTTACTCTTACTTAAGTCTAGAAGATGTTGTAAATAATTTTATGGTTGCTTTCGTAGGTTATCAAAAACTTATACCAAACATAAAAAGAAGTGATGTTATATTTCATGCTAAAAGAGCATTACAAGAATTTAGTTATGATACATTAAAGAGTATTCATTCTCAAGAATTAAGTATACCACCAAGTTTAAGTGTAGTATTACCCCAAGACTATGTAAACTATGTTAGATTATCTAGAATAGATAATTTAGGAGTTCAAAGAATAATATATCCAGTAAATAACTTAACTGATAGTCCTTATAATATGCCTACTCAAGATTCTGAAGGAATTCCTATACAAGGTAATTTTAATGAAAACATTGAAGGTAGTTCTGTTACAGAAGAAAGATGGAGAAAAGCTAATATGAATCTTATTAGTCAAAACTATGACCAAGCTTTATATAACCAAGGTATGGATTGGTGGGGATATAACTGGGGTTATGGTGGATATTGGAGTTGGGGTGAACAATACGGTAACGATCCTCAATACTCACAGTATAATGGTTGGTTTGATATGAATGAAAGAGAAGGTAAAGTTTCTTTCTCAAGTAATTTAGTTAATCAATTAATAATATTAGAATATATATCTGATGGTCTTGCTTATGATTTAAATAGTCAAGTACCAAAGTTAGCTGAGGACGCAATCTATGCTTATATTAGTCACGCTATATTAGCTAGTAGAATAAATCAACCAGAATATATAATCAATAGATTAAAAAAAGAAAAAAGCACTAAGCTTAGAAATGCTAAGATAAGATTATCTAATATTAAGTTAGATGAAATAGTGCAGGTTATGCGTGGAAAATCTAAATGGATAAAACGTTAAAGACATGCCAGAAATAAAGAATACCTTTCTAAAAGCCAAGATGAATAAAGACTTGGATGATAGATTAGTACCAAATGGCGAATACAGAGATGCTCAAAATCTACAAATAAGTAGATCAGAAGGATCTAGTGTTGGTGAATTTGAGAATATTCCTGGAAACACCGCGTTAGCGGATTTAGAGCTTGGTAGTGGTGGAGTTTCTATTGGTCAGTACACTGATGAAACAAATGGTAATATATATATATTTAGCGCAGGATATAGTGGAACCGCTGTATGCCCTAGAGATATAACTCTTTATGCTAATGGGTTACAAGCTGCTACTACTCTAAGTTTTAAAGATAAAACCGGGATGTCTGGTACAGTAATTAATCCACAAACACTAGGTATAGAAGTTGGTATGTTATTATGGACTAACGGAACATGGGGTGGTAGTACTCCATCAATTACACCGGTAATTACTAGTATGACCACGACTACAATAACTGTAGATACACAAACCGTGCTATCTGATAATGATGCTGTGACTATAGGTTGGGTAAATACTATACATAGATACAATATTACAGACGATAGTTTATCCTTATTAGTAAGAGGTAGTTTTTTAAATTTCCATAAAGATTATAAAATATATGGAGTTAATTTATTAGAAGATTTATTGTTCTGGACTGATAATAGAAACCAACCTAGAAGAATAAATGTGGAATCCGCTATTAATAACGGTGTCACATATTACACACATGAGGATCAAATATCTGTAGCTAAATATTATCCTTATGAAACACCTATGGTGTTAGAACAAAAAATAACTACAGCTAGCGCGGGAAATTATCCTGCAAGTGGAGCAGCTGTTAATATAAGAGGATATGAGGTAGAACTAGGTACTGATCCAAATACTTTAGGTATTAAAGTTGGAGATATAGTTACTGGTTTTCCTGGTCAAGGACCACAAGAGTTATGGGAGGTTATTTGGATAGAAGATACCGGTGGTACTGACGCTGTGGTTGTTTATAATAATTTCTATAATACTCCTGGAACTGCAGGAGCATCATGGGGAGGAGGAGTTAGTTTGACTTTTTCTCGCCCTACTATGGAAAACTCTAAAGATATTTATCAGGTAAATGGATTTCAAACAAGTGTAGATTCTACAACATATGCTGGCGCGCCAACAACTATTGCGGCGGGAACTGCTTTGGTAATTGATTATGTATATAGTAATAGTGCTGGAACCGCAGGTGCTCAATATACTCCAAACGTAGGAGATTTAATAACTAGTGACAATCTTAGTGGAAATAAACTTTTATTAACTACTAATCCTATAACTGTAGCAGACGATGTACGTATACAATCAATAGATGTTATAACTCCAGGGACTAAAATAGAAATGAAATTAACTAAATCTGTTAAGGTTGGTACATCAAGTGATGTATTAAGAGTTTCTGCAAATCCCGATTATGATTCTACATTTACTGGTGATTCTGATTTCTTAGAAGAAAAATTTGTTAGATTTAGCTATAGATTTAAATATGTAGATAATGAATATTCTTTATCTGCTCCTTTTACTCAAATATGTTTTATACCTAAACAACATGGGATTTTTGGAGGTGGTTTAACTACTAGTAATCAAGACATGGTTAGCGCTTATGATAGCACTGTGGTTACATTTATGGAAAACAATATTGATACTATAGGGTTAAAAATACCACTACCTTTAGGAGGTGCAACAGCGGCTGAAGCTATAACAAGTTTAATAGATGATTATCAAATAAGTGACATTGAAATACTATATAAAGAATCAGACGCATTAGCTATTAAAGTAGTAGATTCTATACCAGTTAATGATACTTTATCTTCATCTGTTACTTCATTACCTTCAACAAGCACTACAGAATGGTACTATGATTTTACTTATAAATCTAGTAAACCTTATCAAACTTTACCAACTAGTCAAAATACTAGAGTATATGATAAAGTTCCAATTAAAGCTCTATCTCAAGAGGTTGTATCTAATAGAATAACCTATGGAAATTATTTAGAGGGACATACTCCACCGGCTGGTCTAGATTATGAAATAATTTTAGCTGATAAATCTGTGGCTTATGATAATTATTCTCAATATCCTAATCATTCTATAAAACAAAATAGAAATTATCAAGTAGGATTTATACTTGCAGATAGATACGGAAGACAATCAAGCGTAGTATTATCTTCTAATGACGCCGATCCTAATACAGCTGGATCAACAATATACGTTCCTTATAAAACTTATGCTGATGTAAATATAGAAGATGGTTTATCTACATATGAATGGTTAGGTAGCGTGTTGAGATTAAAATTAAACAATGGTATAACTCAACTTACTAATAACCCTCAAACTGGGGAACCTGGTTTATATAAAGCTTATGATGATACTGGTGTTGATAAAGTTACATTAACAACACCTGGGGTTGGTATGACAGCCGGCACTGCTGGTGTTACTTATCCAGCGGGTTCAGTAGGGCAAGGAACTGGTTTAACAGTAACAACTACTGTATCTGGTGGTGAAGTGACAAGTGTTATAATAACAACTCCTGGTACTGGATATACTAACGGAGAGGTTTTAAACATAAAAGATGGTGGTGCTGGTACAGAAGCAACTATTACTATAACCGTAAATGAACCAAATGTATTAGGTTGGAGCTCTTATAAGCTAGCAGTTAAACAACAAGAACAAGATTATTACAATGTATATTTACCAGGTTATATATCTGGTTATCCTGTAACCGCTACTACTGATAAAGGTAGGGTAGCTTTTGCTACATTAATAGGTGATAATATAAACAAAGTACCCAGAGATTTAAATGAAGTAGGGCCTTTACAAACACAGTTTACAGCTTCTGTAAAGTTATATGGTAGGGTAAATAACCCTACTATTAACAATAGAAATGTTCCTGTTGGGGCTTACTATTCTAATCGTGCTATACCATGGAATACTCAGTATTTTCCAGAAAGATTTAACGATGAAGTAATGGTTATAGGACCGGCTGGAGGAGATGGTTTAGAAATGGCTAATTCACCATTTACAGCATCAGCAGCTCAAGGTTTCTTTACTAACACATCTGATACAAATTTAGGTGCTGTTACTCCTCAAATTCCTTGGGGTACAGTAGGGGCTGATCAAAGTTTTTATTTGCAAGAACAAAACCCGTTAATTCTAGGATTAAAAGTAGGTAGATTAACTCCTCAACCTCAATTAACTACTGGTATTGGTGGAGCAGCTAACACATTAGGAGCACTAGTAAGTAGCGCTTCTGTAAGTGGAGCTTCTACTGCAGTGTTATGTATGAACCCTTATTTAAGTGTTTCAGAAACTGAACCTACTGATAGTTTGTTAGAAATATTTTGGGAAACCTCTACTAGTGGGAATTTTGTTACATTAAATGGTCAAGTAGTTGCAGATTACGCGGGTGTTTCTTTAGTTAGTGATTCTTCAGGGAGTTTCAATGAAGACGATGCATCTGCTACAGTTGTAATGAATAATTTAAAATTTCAAGATTCTGCTGGTAACGCTTTAACATTAGATTCAGATCCTATTATAACTAGTATATTAGATAGTAATGGAAATGAATTAACTTCTGGTACTCCTCCTTTTATTATAGAAAGAGTGGGCGCTCCATATGATAATTTTAGAATAAAAACAAATCAATTATTCTGGTATGGTGCTACAACTGGAACAAAATCTAACGTATGGACTTTATCTTTTCAAACTAGTTATGATTCAGGGGCTTATGTAGATACTTTAAATAATGTAATAACTATTACTTTACAAAACGTAGCACCAGATAATTTAGTGTTTACCAGTACAGATGCTAGTACTTATACTACTGGGCAAACAGTAGCTACTTCTTTTGATACTAATAGTACTAGCTTTGGTACGTTTACAGGTAGAAATGGTACAGCAGATACACCTAACAATCAGGAAGAGTTATGTTGGACATTATCCCTTACTAGTGCGCCAGCAGGATCTACAGCTGCATGGAGCATCGATCAATCAGGTGTAATTTCTAAAACTGGTACTTTAATTAACGGTACTTATATTATAAAAGCTACATTAACAGATGCTGCGGCTAGTTGTGTTACATCAACTAACAGTTTATCAACTGATTGTAGTATAAGTATAGTAATAGGAACTCCAGACACTGATCAAGCTATATGTTTTGGAGATGTATCTTCTTTCTTTAGTTCAAACGATACTAGTTGTTGGAGTGGTAGTGGTTATCCTTTAGAAATGTTTTTTGGAGTTAGTGAAAATGTTAACCAAGCTACTAACGCGGCAGCGTATGGTAGTAAATCTGATTCATTCTTAGCAACACTTACGGGAACAAATTATGCTTCTTATTCAGGATCAGGTATAAATTTAAGATACTACAACGTTAGAGCTCAAGCTAAAGCAACTTATAGTTGTGGTGGACCACCACCAGTTGCAAAAGCTTTTACTACTGGAGGTTTAACACAGGGAGTTATGGCTATTAAAGCTATATTCTCTAAAGGAGTTACTGCTGGAGTCGCTGATTTTAGTACACAATACACTATATTATGGAGAGCTTCTGCAGCAGATGCTTGGGAGTTAGCTTCTCCTTGCTCATCTTGTGGTGGAGATGCTACAGTTAATTCTCCAACAAATCCAGGAGGGACAGTGGGTAGTTTCAATACTATGACAGTAACCGGTGCAGGATCTGCCACAGCAAGTACTACTTATTACTTCGATAATCCAGGAGAATATATATTAAGAAATAACTATGTAGGAGGTCCAGGTTGTACTTCATATGGCACAGCAGCTAGTTTTAAAGGTGAGTTCTGGGATGTAACTACAGGTGAAACATTAAATCCGTGTGCAGATTGTACTGGACCACTGTAAGAATAGATAAAAACGAGTAATTATAATATATGGCTACTACTATAGAAATATCATATTTTAACACTTTTTGGTTAAAGAGATTAAAGAACTACGTGCAGAATGGAGAAGGTAGTGGTGGACTAACTACTGGTTCTACAGTTACAGCGCCAGCTAGTAGAGCAGCGGGAACTGGATATATAGTTCCCCTTCAAGAAGAAGATTGGTATATCGAAGAATCTAGAATTAGAGGAGGATATAATAATACCACGGTAGATTTTGGAACTAAAGCATATTTAGTAGAAGAAGATGCTAGACAACAAAGATTTACAAATAGATTAATATATTCTGGTGTTTTAAATTCTAGAACTGGAACTAATAATACTAATCAATTTCCAATTGGAGAAGATATAACAAGAAGTGTAGATCCTATTAGTGGTACTATTCAAAAACTATATTCTGAAGATACTAATTTATTAGTTTTCCAAGAAAGAAAAGTTAACAAAGTATTAATAGATAAAGATGCTATTTATACAGCTGAAGGACAAGACGTTAAAACAGTTAGTAATGTAGTAATGGGTGCGGTAACTCCTTATCAAGGTAATTGGGGTATAAGTACAAATCCAGGTTCATTCTCTGTTTATGGTTATCAAAAATACTTTGTAGACAAATATAGATCTGCTGTATTAAGACTGTCTAGAGATGGTATAACAGAGATTTCTAACTATGGTATGATTGATTACTTTAGAGATGAGCTAGCAGTAGCTAGTGATATTATAGGAGGATATGATATACATAACAAAGCTTATGTAGTTAGTTTAAACAATAAAACTATTTCTTTTGACGAGCAAATAAATGGTTGGACTAGTTTTTATAGTTATATACCAGAATTAATGACGAGTTGTTTAGGTAAATACTATACTATAAAGTCTTCAAAAATATGGGAACATTATTCAAACACTAATTATAACAATTTCTATGGAGTTAATTATGATTCCAGTGTAACATTTGTGTTTAATCCACAACCTACAAGAATGAAAACCTTTAAAACAATTAGTTATGAAGGTAGTAACGGATGGGAAGTTACAAGCATGGTTTCAGATACAACTGGGAAAGATCCTTTAGGAGCAACATGGATAAATAATTCTGATACAATTAGTAGAATTTATAGTTATGATGAAGGTTTTTATACTGATCCAGCTACACAAATAGAGTATAGAGCTGGTTTTGATAGAAAACAAAACACTTATTTTGCTTCTATTAAAAATAATTCAGAAGCTAGAGCTGGTGAAGTAATATTTGGAGGAGCAAAAGAAACAGGAATTAAAGCATTTTATACAACAATCAAGCTTCAAACAGATGCAACCACAGATCCACAAGGACCTAAGGAATTGTTTTCTGTTGGAAGTCAATTTAATCTAAGATAATTATATGAAATTAACAGTAAGAACACTAACTGAAGATGATTATTCATTGTTAGAAAGTTGGTGGAAAGGATGGGGTTGGCCCGTCGTAGGTAAAAATATATTACCTGATGAAGGAACAGGTGGGATAATGGTGGAAAACGAAAATAAACCTTTAGCAGCTGGTTTTATATACTGGAGTAACTCTGGTTTATGCTGGTTTGATTGGGTTATTTCAGATCCAGAAGGTAACAAAAGAATAAGACCTTTAGCTGTAAAGTATTTAATACAAACAGCAGAACAAATGGTTAAAGATGCAGGTAAAAGCTGCATTATGTCAATTAGTAGAAGCACCAGTCTACTTAAAATACATAAAAAATTAGGGTGGCATGTTGACGAAAAGCCATCTTACGAAATGATTAAAAAAGTAAATTAAAATAATATGGCAGCAGTAAGTGCAATAGTCGGTACCGCGGTAGCAGTGGGTGGAGCAGCAATAGCAGATGGTAAAGCCCATAGAGCTATGCGTTCAGCTCGTGGTAGAAAACGTATGGCCTATAACTCTATGCAACAGGCTATAGAGGATAGACAAGATATAACTAATCCTTATGCAGGGATAAGTGATCTATCTGATTTAGCTAGTGATTTATCAGGACAAATACAAAACCCTTTTGAGAATCTTCAAGTTTCAACAGCAGCAGCTGAAATGAAAGCTGAAGAAGCAGATATTAGCTTAGCTAATACTTTAGATTTTTTAGAACAAACCGGCGCTAGTGCTGGTGGTGCTACAGCTTTAGCTATGGCGGCTTTAAAAGGTAAAAAAGATGTTGCCGCTAGTATTCAAGAACAAGAAGCAAAGAATGCTGAATTAAAAGCAAGAGGCGAGCAACATGCTATTGATGCTAGAGTACGTGCTACTGAAAGACATCAGGATATATTAATAGAACAAGGAGAAAGAGAACAAGACGCTACGGCTCAAGGAGAATTATTTCAATTCCAAGCTCAAGAAGCTAGAACTAATGCTGATATAAATATGTACTCTGCTCAATATCAAGGATTTGCTAATCAACAAAACAATGCTAGAGTAGCAGGTGCAAACGCTTGGAGTTCAGCCGCGAGCTCAGTTGGTAATATAGCTAGTAGTGTAATAAGCGCAGGCTAGACTTTAATTTAAGTACATAAAAAATGGCAGAAGATACTAAACAATTCGACATACAACCCTTAATGATACAGGGTTATGATTCTGAAGTAAACAGAAAATTAAACACAGCTGTTAGCAGAAAAACTACAGAAACAGATTTTGTTAATGGAATATCTATGGATTTTCAAAAATCTTTGTATTCTAACAGGGCAGATTATACAAATAAAGATCCTAAACTATCTAGTTTAATTGTTAATAAGTTTAAAGAAGAAGCAGACGCAGATGATGGTATTATCTGGAAAGAAACCATGCTTAATAGTAATGCTCAAAATTTAGGACAAGATACTATTAAAGCTTATAAACAAGATATTGCTAATTATTATAAAAGATTAGAAGGAATAGAAAAATTAGGAGGATATTTAACTGTGGGAATAGAACCATTGTTATCAGAAAATTTAACTGATTTTTTATCTAATATAAATCAATGGAACTTTAATGGAAATGATGAAGGTGAAGCTACAAAAACTATGTTTAGCGGTTTTGGATGGGCTAATGGTTTTGATTATACTAATGATGTAAAAGTATTTAAAGATTTTAGATATGAAAAAGACATTAACGATCAAGATGTACCAATTTTTAATCAATCAGTTAACGTTGCTATAGATAGTGATATGTTTAAAAAATATTTACATTATAAACCATTTGTAATGGATGATTTTAAAATGGGTAAAAACATATCTCAAGATCCACAATCAGGAAGATGGTTTTATAGTATACAAAGCGAAGTAGATGGTAATCAAGCTGAAACTGGAGAAATTTTAGATTTGTTTGTAACTAAATCACAACCAGGTATGGATGTTGGTAGTGCAATGAGCGACGCGGGTATAGTTAAAGATGGTAGTATACAACCTCAATATTTCTTAGGAGGAACTACAGCGAGTCCTGCAGATGAAGTAGACACGGCGTTAAGATTAGGAGTTGAAGAAGAAAGAGAAGATGGAAAGATATATAATAATGAATTAAAATTCATAAACACTGATAAGGTTAATGGAAATCTTACTTATCAAAGTGAAGTTAGTAGTGAAGTTGAAGGTCTATTTGCTAATGGATCTGGTAATCCTGCTGTGCTTTATAACTATGCAATTAATAATTTAGGTATGTCTTTACCAGTTGGATTTTTTGAAGAAGCTACTGATTATGAAACTCAATATTATCATAACCTTAATCCAATTCAAAAAGCTTCATTCCCAGGTAATAGATATAAATTTAACATGGCTGGTGGAAAACCTATTAGTCTTTTAAATGCTCAAAAAGCTTGGTTCAATCAATATATACAAGAAAAAAATTTAGATACTAAGCTTAGACAAAATACCGCTGAAGGTGAACCTTCATTAGTTAAAGCTAAGTTAAGTAACTCACCAAAGGATTTAAAAATAATAGATTTTTTAAATAGAAACAATATGCCTTTACCATCTTTTTATTCTAATCATTTAGGTGTAACTAAATGGCAACCAGGTTTACCAGTATTTTATCAAGAAATACCTAAAGGAGTTACTAATAATGTATTAAAAGACGATTTAGATAGATTACTTGCTGAATATGCTTCTTAAATAAAATTTTATGGAGAAAGAATTATTTCAATTAATAAATAACCTTAACACTACTGATGAAGATCGTAATTATTTTTTAAATGCGTTCAAAGAAGGAGAGAATTATGAAGAAGAGAAAAGAGAAAAATTTTATCTAGATTTAAAAGATATGGTTATTTCTCATCAAAATAAGATTGATTCTACATTTGAAGGAGCAGAAAGATTAAGACGAGGAGAGATAACATCTAGATTTCAACCACAAGTTATTATGCCAGATGCAGATGACTATAAAGATTATGTGGTAGGTCAAGATGGAATAGAATGGGTTGATCCTACAGATCCTAGTAAAGGTAAAAAAAATACACGGTTAGGACAAAATCTAATATCAAGTGCTGATTTAGATGCGTTTCAGATAACAGAGCAAGGTATTTTACCAACTGAATTGTTACCAGAAGTTACAGTAACAGGTGATCCTAATACTAAATACTCTATGATGTTAGAAGGATTTGGTAATATTAGAGGCGCTATTGATACACAGTATAATAATAACCTAAGTAATAATCAATCGCCTGAAGATGCTTGGGATAATGCTTTAACAGATGTACTAGGTGATCAGTATGATAATACTTTAGGTTTTGATAATCTTAATGAAGCATTGGAAAATCGTATATCAGATTTTGATCTTGAAGCTATTAAAAGAGGAGAAAAAAGTTATCTTGATTATTTTAATAAAGGAGTTGGTAAAAGTTATGATCAATTTAAAACCATGTATGATAGATTACGTGATAAAGACAATTGGTCATTAGATGAAAATGGTAAACCACAACACTCAGATCTTTCAAAAGATAAAATTGAAAAAATAGTAGAAAACAAAGAAGCTAGCCAAGCTGATTGGGATATTGACACCTATATAAATAACACGGCTCAAGGTTATAGTCTTACTGATGTTAGAGAAGGAGAAGGTGAATCAGCATTAACACGTGAAGATTTTAATAACGAAGAGTTTCAAGCTTTTATTAAAGATTTAAAGAAACAATATCCAAATGCAGATATTAATGAAGATAAAATATTAGATGATTTATTTTCTTTAAATAAACAAAGACAAAAAACAGTTGCTTTTAATCAAAACTGGAAGAGTAGAGTACAAGTTGGAACTGTAAATAGTTTAAAAACTACTATTGGTCAAATAGTAGAGTTTCCTCAAATGGCTTATGCAATAGGTTTAACACCTATTAATCTAGTTTTAGATTTAGCAGGCATGGAAGAGATTGATTATAAAGATTTTGGAGGTGAGGATTATAATAATGTTCTTGATAGGTTGTATACTAATAAAGAAAATAGAGATCTTAAAATACAACAATGGAATGAAGCAAATCCAATTGGAGAAAGTGTGTGGGAAGAGTTTAAGAATGGTAATTTTTCTAATTTTTCAAAAGGAACTATTATTGGATTAGCAGATAGTGCTGGTCCGACTTGGGCTATACTTGCTATGGGATTTTCAGGAGCAAGTATGAAAACTATAACCACCTATGGAACTCCAGTGTTCATGGCTGGTGAAATGCAGGAGCAAAGAGAAGCTAATCCTGATATGGCTATATGGGAACTTACGGCAAGAGCTTATTCTTCAGCATTGGCTGAAACAGCTTTTTCTTCTATAGGTACTGCAAGGATTGGTAAAAGTTGGAGAGTATGGCTGGGAGATGATGCTGCAGAAGCTACAGTAAAAGTAGCAAGTAAAACTGCTAAAGATGGATTCATAATGCTTACTCCTAAACAAGCAGCATGGAGAGATGAATGGATTAAAATATATAAAGCAGCTTGGAAAAAATATCCTATTTTCGCAGGTGCTGGGGGTGAAGGTATTGAAGAAGTTATGACTCAAGTTACTCAAAATTTAATTTGGGGTAGACCTGCTTTTGAAGGTGTTGGTGATGCTTTTGTATTAGGTATTGCTGGTGGTGGTTTTTATTCTACACCTACATCTTTAGGTAATGCTGTGAAGCTTCTTGATAAAGCCAATACAATAAACAAGGTTAATAATGAATTAAAACTACATAGACCTGGAGTAAAAGAAGATGATCCTGAAGGGAATGAAGACAATGTAGGTACAATTAAGAATAGTTTAGTTACCGCATATGACCCAGATAATTCAGCAGATGTGAGTTCTAGTCTTTTAAATATATTAAATATAGATGGAGCATTAGAACTTATAGATGAAGCTGTAAATAACGCTTTATCCGATGGTAGTATAACTGAAGAAAAAGCTACAGAAATAAAACTTAATGCTAGAACTATGGCGTCCGCTAATAACGCTATTAAAAACAGTGGACTAATCAGTGATAAGCAGAAAATTAAAGCTGCTGAGTTAATAAGAAGAAAGAATGAACTAGCAACTCAAATAGATAAAATAGAAGACGATGGATTAGCCGCTCCTTTAAAAGAAGAATTAAAAGCTATAAATGAAGAACTATCTCAGATGGCTCAAGATGCACTTACTGCTAAGACTGAAAAATCTAAAAAAGTTACAGAGCAAATTGAAGGTGCTGAAGTAAGAGCAGATTTAAATACTGTAGAAAAAGTTAAGAAATATCTAACAGATGAGATAGCTGCTGGTAATATAACTCCAGATTTTGGAGAGGTTACATTAGAAGATGGAAGTAAAAGACCACGAACTGAACAAGAATGGATAGAAGATCAATCTAATGAACGAGGATTTATAATACAAAATCCAACAACAGGAGAGCAAACAGTTGTAATAAACTCTGAAGTTGCTGCATCAGAAGGAGTAATGACTACTGATCTACATGAGACTGGTCATGCTATTTTATATAGAACTTTACTTAATGATCCTAAAGCAGCTAAGCAATTAGGAGCAGCAGCACTAAGATATTTAGCTGAAATAGACATTGATCAATTAGCAGATAGTGATTATGTAAGAAGACTAAGACAATATAGAGATCAACCTGGTGATGTACAAGCTGAAGAGGCTATAACTTTATTATCTGAAGCTTTAGCTAATGGAGATATTGTATTAAATAAAGATTTTATAAGTCAAATAAAAGCTTATTTACGTAGCGTATGGCAAAAGAGTGGTTTTGGAACTATTAAATTTGAAACCGATGAAGATGTTATTAATTTTATTCAAGATTATAATAAAAGTTTTGCTGAAGGAAAATTAAACAAAGCTCAAATTAAATTAGCGAATGAAGGTGCTACTGTAGATATAACACTTAGTGGAGCAGTAGATGTGGTGACTGATACAGAGGTGAAAATTAAATCTTCTAAAGCTGATAGTGTAGTAGAAGAAGAAGTTGTTATTGAAGAAGATCCAGATCAACGATTAATAAATGATGCTACTGTTGAAACTATACAAAATTTACCAGAAGGAGATGTTGTTCAAAAAGAAAAGCTAACTAAAAAGTTGTTAGATGATAACGCTGGTTTATTCTTAGGACCTAGAGATAAAGGTGGTATAGATTTTGATAGTACATTCCTTGGAAAGAAAAATAAAAATACAGGTAAACCTATTACAAGACAAGAAGTATTAAATGAAATAAGTAGTTTAATGCCTGGAATTATAAATGCATGGAATTCTGAAGGTAGTGCTAGTTTTGGTACATATGCTACCACTTCGTTAAATAAAAAATTACCAGGAATACGAGAATCTTTAATAGGGGCTAAAGAGGCGAAGCAAAGAGCTGAATCTGAATTAACAGACGATGTAGCAGTAACTGAGCAAAAAGACTTTGATGTTAAAGATACAGGTAAAAAAGCTAGAAAGAAAAGATATGTAAGTAGTTTACCATCTATGAAGAGAATAAAACCTTCAACAACTACTACTTTAAAAGGAGGCGTTGATGCTAAAGGTAAAACAACTGGGCTAGCAAAAGAAATAATACAAGCCACTAGTTCTAATAAAGGCGATGTGGAATCTGTAGTTCAAGATATAGTAGAACAAACTAAGAGTAAAGAAAAAAGAAAGTTAATTAAAGAAGATATAGGTACTACTAAAAGTCCTAAGTATAAAAACTTTGTTGATAAAATAATTAATGATAAACTATTAGAAGCTATACCATCTGCTACTATTAAAAGAAGACTACGTAATGTTCCTGGTTTAAAGATAACTCAAACAGGTACTGTTAAAACTAAAAGAGTAAATCCTAGAACAGGTAAAGTAACTTACTTTGATAAAGGTGTTTATAAAATAGAAAGTGATCTTGATTCTCCAGGAGTAAGAGATTCTTTAAGAGAATATTTTACTGGAAATGATCCTAAAGTTGATTATGAAAAACGACAACAATCTTTAGTTAGTTTATTAGTAGAAGGAATGGCGGTGGAAGCTATCCAAGAATTAAAGAATGATAAAGCTTTTATGGATAAACTTCAAGATACATTAGATCTTAGAGGTATAGATAAAAGTGCTACAGATTACATGGACGAGTTAACTGCTGGTCTAGACAAAAGAACTAAAGAGGATACATCTTTTGATGAAGTAACTATAAAATCTGCTAGGAAAAAAGCTAAAGCAAAAGACAAAGCACAAAAAGGTAAAGAAAAATTTGATAATGAAGCTGATAATATATTAAAAACAGTTTTTCAAGATAGTTTTATAGAAGAATTAGATAAGCAAGAAGAACTACAAAGAGTTGCTGCTGAAGAAAGAAGATGGAGTACCATAACTAAAGATTATGTAGCTTTGCTTAAGGCGAAAGGCATAAAAATACCTTGGCTTAAAGAAGGCGAAATTCTAGATATGAGAAAACCTGAGCATAGAAAAGCAATGCACGATTGGGTTTTTGATAAACTAGCTGGGTTAGTTCCTGCTTCAATGATAGAACAAGGAGGTAATCTTATTGGTAAAGCTAGTTCTACAATAGATCCTATTACTGGAGAGAAAATTAGAGGTAGAGACAATGTGTTAGCATTTAAAGACACTACAGAGGCGAAAACAATAGCAGAATCTAAAGGTGTAGAATATGGTGATAAATTAAAACCTAGGTATTTTACAGATCCTAAAACAGGTAAAAGAAAATTATATAGTGTTGAAGAACAGATTAGATTAATGGAGGTTGCTAATAAACGCGCATCAATAACTTCTAGTGCAACTGTGGATGGGCAAGTTGTAGTTGGTAGGGTAGTGTCTAAAAGCTTTATGGAGAAATTTGACACGCCAGAAATGGAAAAACAAAATCAAGAAAAGCTATTAGGTTTAGAAATATTTGCTCTTAATATGGCTAGATTAGTTAAAGAAGATCCTATATCTGGTTTATTTATTATACAGTTTATGAGATCTACTTCTAAAGGACAAAGTCATTTTATAAGAAAAGTAGCTCCTATAGGTTTTATGGAAACGGATATAGACATGCTTCCTGATACACGGATTGTGAAGTATTTTGATAAAAAAAATAAAGAATGGGTTGAATATGTCCAAGTAAAATATGGGATAACAGAAGAACATACTTTACCAGCAACACAAGTAGCAAAAGCATTAACACTTAATATATTAAAAGGTGTAGAGGCAACTAAAAATGTTTTAGTACCTATAAAACAAAAATATATGCAAGGACCGGTAAGTAAACCGGGTAAAACAAAAGAATTAGTTAAAAATGGAAGTAAATTAGGTACAGATAATATATTGGAATTAGCAGGTTATGCAGAGGCTACTCCGTCTGGTTGGGATTTATATAATCCTAATGATCATCCATTTGCTAGAATGTTTAATCCTAAAACTGCTATTATAGGTGGAGGAATTAATCCTGCAAAATTTATAGTACCAAACTTTAAAGAAGGTGTTAAATCTCCCACTATAGCGGAAAAATATAATGTAAATAGTAGTGGAATGCCTCTTAATAAAAAGAGAAAAACTTCTATTAAACAAGCTAAAAGTAAAAACTCTAAAATAAACAACGCTGTTAATGATGGTATGACTATTAATGAACAGCTAGATAGATTGGATATAAATGATAGGGCTGCAAGAAAGGCGAATAGAGTAAATAAAAAACCAAAAGGTATTAGTGTATTTGATTTTGACGATACATTAGCTTATAGTAATTCTAAAGTTATAGTTACCATGCCTAATGGTGATGTAAGAAAAATTTCACCAGCTAAGTTTGCTCAATCAGCTTCAAATCTAGAAGCTAGAGGAGCTAAATTTGATTTTAAAGAATTTGATAAAGTTGTAGGTGGAAAACCAGGTCCATTAGTGGAGAAACTTAAAAAAGCTATTGGTAAATTTGGTAATAAAGATGTATTTGTTTTAACTGCTAGACCTCAAGCATCAGCTAAATCTATTCAGTTATTCTTAAAAGGAATTGGTATTGATATTCCTTTAGAAAATATAACAGGACTAGAGAATGGTACTCCAGAAGCAAAGGCGAATTGGATACTAGATAAAGCAGCTGTAGGATATAATGATTTCTATTTTGTTGATGATGCGTATAAAAACGTTAAAGCAGTACAACAAGTATTAGATCAAATCGATGTAAAAGGTAAGGTACAACAAGCTATAGCAGATAAAACTAAAAGATTAGATTCTCAGTTTAATATTATGTTAGAAGAAACTACTGGAGTAGAAGCTTTTAAAGAATTCTCTGCAGCTAGAGCTCAAACAATAGGTGCAAATAAAGGAAACTTTGAATTCTTTATTCCTCCTAGCGCAGAAGATTTTGTTGGATTATTATATAAAATGTTAGGTAAAGGAAAAATCGGTGATAGACACATGGCTTTCTTTAAGAAATATTTATTAGATCCATTTAATACAGCTGAAAATGATTTAATCTCAGCTAAAATAGCTGCCGCAAATGATTTTAAAGAATTAAAGAAATTATTTCTTTCAGATATGTGGTCAAAAAAAGGTGGTAAATTAAATCATAAAACTGGTATAGGTGGATTTACTGTTGATCACGCAGTAAGAGTTTATATATGGACTGCTCAAGGAATGGAAATACCTGGATTATCAAAAAAAGATATAAAAGAATTAAATGATTTTGTATTTAAAAATTCTGAATTAAAATCTTTTGCTGATCAAATTATGGGTATTCAAAAAACTAAATTATATCCAAAACCAATGTTGAATTGGGTTGGTGGAACTATAGGTCATGATATAGAACAAAGTCTTAATAAAACTACACGATCAGAATTATTAGAAGAATGGAATGATAATGTAGATATTATATTTTCAGAAAAAAATCTTAATAAAATTGAGGCTATTTATGGATCAAATTATAGAAAATCTTTAGAAGATATAATACGAAGAATGAAAAGCGGTAGTAACCGTCCTGTTGGTGGTAACAAACATGTAAATAGATTATTAGATTGGTTAAATAACTCTGTTGGTGCAGTAATGTTTTTAAATACCAGATCAGGTTTACTACAGTTGATTTCTAATATTAACTTTATAAATTGGCATGATAATAATCCACTTAAAGCTGGTTTAGCTTTTGCTAATCAACCTCAATATTGGAAAGATGTAATGATGATATTAAATTCAGATTACTTAGTCAATAGAAGAAATGGATTAAGACTTAATGTTTCTGAATCTGAAATAGCTGAAGCATCTAAAAAAGGTGGTTTTAGAGGAGTAGTTGCTTTGTTACTTAATAAAGGATTTTTATTTACTAGAATAGCAGATAGTTTAGCTATAGCAACAGGTGGTGCTACACTTTATAGAAATAGAGTTGATACTTATAGAAAAGACGGTATGACTAAGGCTGAAGCAGAAAAAAGAGCCTTTGAAGATTTTTATAAAATATCTGAAGAATCTCAACAATCAAGTAGAACAGATAGAATTAGTATGCAGCAAGCTAGTGGTATTGGTAGAGTAATATTAGCGTTTGCTAATACACCAATGCAGTATGCTAGATTACAAAAGAAGGCGTTTTTAGATTTAAAAAATGGAAGAGGAGATTATAAAACCAATCTATCTAAGATAGCTTATTATGGAATTGTACAAAACTTTATATTTAATGCTCTTCAACAAGCTATATTTGCATTAGCATTTGGAGATGACGACGAAGATCAAGATAAAGAAAAAGAAGAAGCTGCTTTAAATGTAGCTAATGGTATGATGGATTCTATATTAAGAGGTTTAGGTTGGCAAGGTGCTGCTGTTTCAACAATTAAAAATGTTTTAAGAGAAACCATTGCTCAACATGGTGCCAAATCTCCTAAATATGAAGAAGCTGTATGGGAGGTGTTTGATTTTTCTCCACCATTAGATTCTAAAGTAAGAAAAATGAGGCAAGCTTCTAGAAGTTTTAGTTGGAATAAAGATGAAATTAATCGTAGAGGTTTTCATATAGATAATCCAATGATGTTAGCTGTTGGGCAATTAGTATCTGCTTTTTCTAATATTCCTTTAGATAGGGCTATGAGAAAAATTATGAACATAAGACAAGCGGTAGATTCAGAAACTGAGCTATGGCAAACTATAGCTTTATTAATGGGTTATTCAGGTTGGCAACTTGGTTTACCTTATTGGGGACTAAATACTACTATTGAAACAGAAGAAGCTGAGGATCAACTAATTAAAGATGAGTTTAAATCTCGTCAACAAGAATTAAGAGATAAAGGATATAAAAAGATAATGAACCCGGAAGATTATGATCCTAAAGAAGTGGAAAAAATAACAAGTTATACAGGAGTGGAAATGTATTATCTTAAAACTCCTAAAACAACGAATAATAAAAAAATATCTAATGACCCTAAAGATCAAAAAAGATTTGATTCTATTAGAGGAGAAAACAAAGCTGATCAAGTAAAAACTTTAACTGGTTTTGGTTTAAGTAAAAAAGAAATTAGAGATTTAAAATATGAAAAAGATAGAATAGAAAAAATTCTAGACTTAATGGAAAATTAAAATTAATATTATGTGGAAATTAACTAAACAATACTGGAAAGACATGTGGAATCATTTATGGAGTAAAACTTCTGTAGATGAGAAAGCTGTTGAAACATTAAAAGAAATTAAAAGAAGATATAAACTTACAACTAAAGAATTAGCTGATGTTGGTAATGCTTTAAAACAAGTAGGAAATCAACTTGGAGATATTGACGATGCTTTAAAAGGTAAGAAAAGAAAGGGTAGGAAACTTAACATGGGACCTAAACCCGTTAATATGAACAGTAAAAAATAACAAATGAAACAAATTTTACTTGCTTTATGTGTGCTTATTACGTTTAATATAAGTGGACAAGAAAAAGAGAAAGGTAGATTTTTTAAATCTATCTATGATGAACTCTTTAAATATAGTACGATCTATGTAGCGGGTGATATGCAGAATCCTAAAGAAAACGCACCAGATTATTTTGTAAGACCTGGTGAAGATGGGGGATTATATAGTATACCACAGGTTGTAGACGGAACTGTTTACCATGAATTTGATTATAGATATGGCATAGGTGTTAGAAAACTAGCTAGATATGATTATGAGGTTAAAGGTGCACAATACTATGATGGTACTGAAAATAATGTAGGTTTATCTGCTACTAATTCCCCAGTTAAAGGATTAGAGTATGTATTTCATTGGGAAAAAGAAAGAGAAAGAGATGAGCTCTATGATAATCATAGATACTTTTTAAAACATAGTGGTAAATATCACATGGTTAAATTAGAAAGTAGAAAACAAGGGAAAGTAAATTTTGATTATAAATCAGCAGAGATAAGAGCTAAATTACCTATTGGTAAAAAGTTTAGTATAAGTGCAGGCGCTATTTATAGAACACATGAAAGACCTTACGGATATAACCCAGTGGAAATCTGGTTAAATGAAACTACAGAGTATATAGTTGATGGTCAAGTATATGAATACCCAGCTAATCCATGGTATACTTTAGGTTTTTATTATGGATATGATGATATTTATTATACATCTACAAGTTATGATCCTAACACAGGTCAAGAAGTAGAAACGTCTGATTGGTATTGGGTTAATCCTGAAGGCGAAATCGTTGCTTATAGCGATTTACAATTCCGTGATACAGTATTTGCGGATCTGATGAATCGTTATAATAATGAAATGTGGGAAGGTATAGATAACTTTGGTGTTGTATCTCCTGTGGTCGGTTTTGACTTTTACCATTACAAAAATAAATTCTGGCTTCATGCATATGGATCTTACTTATTACCATATCATAAATATGTGCATGGTGACGAAGACTTTAGTTATTTAAATAGAAATAACTGGGGTATGGGAGGATTAAGAGAAGATGCAGAGCATGAGCAGTGGGAAGATTACCAAACCGGATTAGTTTTTGGTTGGAAAATAAACAGAAGTATAGGGATTTTCTTTGAAGGCGAATATACTAAATTCTGGGATTCAAAAATATATAACAGTTCAGTTGGCCTGAACATAACATTAAGATAATGAAAAACTGGAGTCCATTAAATCAAATAGTAGGAGTAAGCGGTCCTAGTACTAATAACACGTTGTTTACGGACAAAGAACCTAGATTTAAAGCTCCTGTTTTTAATCCTGCTTCTGAAGAAAGAAAAGCACAAATTAGAGAAGATTGGAAAAATTTTGGAACAAATTACATAGATCTTGATGATGATGGAAAAGCAGAACCATGGGAGTATGGATTTGAAGCAGCTAGTTGGTTACCTAGTATAGTTGCTGGTATTGGAGGTACAATGAGTACTGGAGTAGGAGGAGTGCCTGCAGCGGTAGCAACTAAAACAGGACTTAAACAAGGGGCTAAACAAATAATAAAAAACGTTCCTAAATGGTGGAATCAAGGAAAGTCTTTATTTAATAAACATTTTAGACCGTGGAGAACAGCTGATCGTTATGAAATAAATACTCGCTATATTCCAAGATCTCGGGAATTTAAAGTAGGACCTTTTAAATTTGGTGGCAGCGCTATTTTTCCACATCATTCACAAAGACTCCAGCGTTTTGATGATGTCTTTCCTGGTCTACAATCTTATAATCCAAATCTTAAATATGGATTATGGACATTAGGTACTCAAGGTGCAGGGTGGACATTAGGTTCTACAGAAGATAGATCACAAGGTATAAATCCTTATGTTCAAGAAGAACAGCAAAGAGTTAGAGATTCACTGGGTAGTGAAAATTATTTGGAAAGAAACTGGAATGATTCTTATACTGATAAAGATTTAATTAGAAGCAATCAAATTTACTTTAACAACTTAATAAATAATTAATAAAAATGAAAATATGGAAACTTGTCCTTTATGTGGCGGTCATTGCGGCCTTTGTTAGCAGTTGCGCGTCATTAACGCCAGCACCGTCAAATACAATTAAAGTCTTAGCTGTAACAGCTGAAGGTGATACAATACAACTTGATGTTAATTCATTAAGACCTAGAGTGTATCAAAATATATACCATACATATCCTTATTATCATAATTATTGGAGACCATCTCCTTATTATGGATGGGGTTGGAATAACTATTATTATACTAGACCTCAAGGAACTAGACCTAATAATGTAACTATTCCTAATGTAACTATACCAACTAAACCGACTGGTACATATAATAAACCTGCTAATACAGGAACTGGTCCATCGTTATCACCAAGTTTAAGTACACCAACAAATTCTAATACAAATAAAGGAGGAAATGGCAGCACCACAAATAGGGGAATCAACTAAAATAACATTAGATCTTAAAACTATCGGAATGATAGTGGGTTTTACAGTTACTATAGCTAGTATGTACTTTGTAATGCAAGCAGATATTGCGGAAGCTAAAGAACTGCCTAGACCAGAAATATCTAAAACAGAATATGAATTAAAAGATGAATTAATTCGTAATACAATTATGGATACTCAAGATGATGTAGAAGAAATTAAAGAAACTATTGAAAAAATAGATGAAAGGTTATACGAAATAACAAAAAAAATAAATTAATATGGAATTTTCTACACAAGGATACTTAAATAATAGTCCTGATATTAATCAACCTAATAATATTATCCCTGGTAATAAAATTACAATGAAAGGGGTTAATTTTAAAGTATTAGGAACAGATAACAGAGGTTATACTAAAGTAATGTATCCAGGACATGATTATACGTTCCCTGGAGCTTCCTATGTGATTGAAACTCCTTTAAACCAATAGCATGAGATACTTAAATATACTTTTACTATTAATATGTTTTAATACTTATGGGCAATCATGGATAACTGATAGTGATTTTGATAATAAAATCAATGAGAAACAAGCATTCGGAGATGATCAAACATTACCGGTTGTTGTTGAGTTTTGGGCAGAATTTAATGATGCGAATAAGTTTGGAGATTGGGATAAACTAGAAGATGTAGTTTATTATAGAGCAGATATAACTAAATGTCCTGCAGCAAAAAAGAAATATAAAGTAAGAATGGTACCTACTATAATTATATTTAAAGAAGGTATCAAAGAAGAAATGTTTAAAGCTGGTTTAGACTTAGTTTTACCGGCAGATTTAAGCGAAATACAAGAAGCAGTAAATGAAGTAAATACTGCAAGTAAATTTTAAAATTATGAAAAACTCAAGAAAATCAAGTCCTTTAAATCAAGAAAGATCAGCATGGTATTCACCACGAGAACAATTACAAATGTCAGAAGCAGATAGACAACAAGCCTATAGCGATAATGCAAGATTATTAGGTGAGTCTATGTTTTTTACTCCAATGTTTGGTGGGATGGCGAGTATGGGAGCAAATGCTGTGAAAAATATGTTTCGAGTAGCGCGTGGTAAAAATATTGCAAAACCAGCAACAGGAATGGGATATGGAAAGTATACACAACATGTAGATGATTTATATAACAATCCTTCACATCCATTAAATCCTTTAGCTACGCCTTTAAATCCAAACTTTACTCCAGTAAATCCCCGTCCTTTAGAAACAATAATGTGGGAAGGTGGAAGGCAAATGGTTAAACCTGGTAGTCCAAAACCATATTCCTCGACAAATCCACTTTGGCCGCAAGCGGTAGACGAAGCTGTTTATCCAAGAAATTGGAGGATGTAATGAAAAAGAGAAAACTAAATAGTACTAACCCTAAATATTATCCTGTATCAGAAGAAAACTTAACTAAAGAAAGAAAAGAGTTAATAGCAAGTATTGATAAAGGAATGCATAGAAAGAGAAAAAAGATTATAAATGTATATGCAGTATTTAGTGAAATAGATTAATATGAAAATAAGTGATCACATTACGTATGCAGAGGCTATACACTCTAATACAGCTAAAAGAAAAAATATAGATAATACTCCAAATGAAACTCAAGTAGAAGCTATGAAATTATTAGCGGAAAAAGTATTTGAACCATTAAGAGAATGGGTTGGAGGACCAATTAAAGTTAATTCATTCTTTCGCTCAGAAGCTTTGAATGAATCAATTGGTGGGTCAGCTACCAGTCAACATTGTAAAGGACAAGCGATTGACATTGACGATGTATACGGTAGAAAAAGTAATGCTGAAATGTATAACTGGATTAAAGATAATTTAGATTTCGATCAAATGATTTGGGAATTCGGTACAGATATGCAACCTAATTGGGTACATGTATCATATGTTTCAGAAGAAAAGAATAGAAATAAGTGTTTAAAAGCATATAAAGAACACGGTAAAACAAAATATAAAGTAATATCATCATGAAAAATATAAACAAACTAGGATTTAAAATGCGTCATATGGAAAAATCTGACGGATTAAGTCCATTAAGTCAAGGATGGGACGATCCTGTAGATACTAATGAGCCTCTTAGTAAACGTGAAATGAAACGACTTAAGAATAGAGCGGAACGAGACTTAAAAAAAGAGATGAAAAAAGCTGGAAAAAAAGGACGTGAAAGTGAATTTATGTGGGATCCTCATAATTTAAAAATGACATTAATTCCTACTGATGATGGAGATAGTCATACTTTTCCTCATTTAGATAAAATGTATGATATTTTACATCCTGGAGGTAATTGGCCTGGAACACCTAAAGATAAACACGATCATGATGATCACGCTGCAGTAACTAATGATTAGGAACAAAAAATAATGGGCGTACCATACCCAAAGTTCCTGTAACCAAGGGGATCTCTTTCGAGGTCCCCTTTTTTAGTTACCCATCACAACTTAAACATGATTCGTCCATAGCTTGTGCAGCTATATCTCCTCGTAATACAGATTCTGTTCTCATATAATACAAAGTTTTAATTCCTTTTTTCCATGCATCTAAATGTACTTTATTAATCCATTTAGGTGTTGCTTCAGCTGGAAAAGCTAAATTTAAACTTACACTTTGATCTATATATTGTTGACGTATTCCTGCTTGTCTAACTAATTCTAATTGATTAAGCTCTTTAAATGTTTTAAATACTTCTTTAACAGTCACATCGTGATCTCCCATTAAAACATCTTCTAACTCTTTTATTCCTTGTACCGATCCACCATCTTCTAAAATTTTATCCCATATTTCTTTAGTATTAAGCTCGTTGTCTTCTAATACTTGTTCTAATGTAGGATTCTTTCTAATGAAAGTTCCTTTAGCTGATTGATCTGTAAATACATTTGCTGCCCAAGGTTCTATTCCTGGAGAGACGTTTCCGCTAAGCTTTGAATTACTAACAGTGGGAGCAATAGCACGAAGATGAGT